GGGTACCCCCCTTTCCTGAATCGCTCTGCGCGCCCCCTTCTCTCTAATCCACACAAACATTTTCAGTTTTTATAGATTTCATCCAACGTATTGCTACTTTATAAATCTCATCCAACGTATTGCTACAATATGCAAACCACGCCCCCCTATAATTAAACGCTGTTAAATTAATGCTAGAAAAATAAAAAGGGACCCCCCCAGTACCCGCCATAATATTTTTTAGGTATAATCGGTTTGGGTCCCATACCCCCGGTGGGGGTGGGTATAAATTTCGTGGTTAGCCCTCACGCCTAAAATCACCTATGGAAGAAGACTTTTACATAGAGCCTGCGTCAGACGACACTGACGAGTACAGAAGTATGCTAGCTAACGCTAGAGAGTGCTTCACTATCCGCGCTTCATTTATGGAGCGTATGGGGTTTGATTTGCCTGAACCCACGGCAGACGATAAAAACGAGGCTATGCAGATATATACTGCATCCCCCAACGCCCCGGCTAAACCTACTACACTAGGTGCGGCTATCGTTCTTGAGAAAATGCTGGCTAAGCATGACTATGTTTTGGCGGAACCTTCCAACAAAATGCGGAACTATGTGGTGTTTAAACTGTTCGAGCATGCTGAAAACGAAGATCCGAAAGTAAGTCTAAAAGCACTAGAATATCTAGCTAAATCATCCGAAGTAGGGCTGTTTTCAGATAAAATCGAGGTTAATATCAACCAAAAATCGACTATTGAACTAGAATCTGAGCTGTCTTCCTTGCTTAAAAGCATCGCTAAACGCGGGGCGTTACCCGACTCATCCTCTGCATTGGATGCAGAATTCACCTTATTATGAACCAAGAAGAGCTAAACGCTGCCCTTGCAAACGCTACCCCTGATGAAAAACGCAGGATAAATGCATTTGTAGAGGAGCTTAAGCGTAGGGAGTTGCGCGAGCGCGCCCAGAACGACTTCATGGCATTTGTTGAGTACATCTGGCCTGATTTTATTAACGGCGCGCATCATCGTCGCATGGCCTCATTGTTTCAGGATGTGGCCGCGTCTCGTAAAAAGCGGGTGATAATCAACCTTGCACCTAGACACACGAAATCTGAATTTACATCTTATCTGCTACCTGCATGGTTATTAGGTAAATACCCCACTAAAAAGATCATGCAAGTGTCTAACACGGCGGAGTTGGCAGAAGGCTTTGGCCGTAAAGTGCGTAACCTAGTGGACAGTGAAGAATATCAAGAGATATTCCCGGGGGTAGGGCTGCAACAAGACTCGAAAGCGGCAGGACGATGGAACACGAACCACGGTGGTAGTTATTATGCGACTGGTGTTGGTGGGGCGTTGGCCGGAAGAGGTGCTGACTATTGCATCGTCGATGACCCACACACAGAAGCCGAGGCGTTAGCAGCAATCTCCAACCCGGGTGTTTACGATAAAACATACGATTGGTACACGTCAGGCCCTCGTCAGCGGCTACAGCCCGGGGGAAGTATACTGATCTGTATGACACGCTGGCATACTAGAGATCTTACTGGGAAGATAATAAATGCTTCACAACGCAACGATGGGGCAGAAAATTGGGAGGTGTTCGAGTTCCCTGCTATTCTACCGAGTGGCAACCCCTTATGGCCTGAATACTGGTCGTTAGAAGAGTTACAAGCGGTTAAAGCAGAGATCCCAAACGCGAAGTGGCAAGCGCAGTATCAGCAACAGCCTACATCAGAAGAAAGTGCTATCATCAAGCGAGAATGGTGGCAGATGTGGGATAAACAGGACCCACCGAGTAATATCGAGTATGTGCTGATGTCGTGGGATACGGCGTTTGAGAAGCATAACAATGCTGACTTTAGTGCGATGACGGTATGGGGTGTGTTTTATAAGGACAATGCGGATGATGGCACACGGCAGACGAATATTATCTTGCTAGATGCAGTGAAGAAGCGTGTGGAGTTTCCTGAGTTGAAGCAGTGGGCGATAGACGCCTACCGTGAGTGGTCGCCTGATGGGGTGATTATTGAGAAAAGGGCGTCTGGGGCGCCGTTAATATACGAGCTACGCCGTATGGGGATACCTGTGCAGGAGTACACCCCAACAAAGGGGAACGATAAGATTTCCCGTTTAAACAGTATTGCTGATATATTTGCATCAGGATTTGTATGGGCGCCAGATACTCGCTGGGCAGAAGAGGTTATTGACGAGGTAGCTTCCTTCCCTGCAGGTGAGCATGACGATTTGGTCGATACAGTATCGCAGGCGTTGATGAGATTCCGACAAGGTGGGTTTGTCAAAACGCTGAGTGACGAGGAATATGAGACGCAACCACTGCGGAGACGCAGACCGTACTATTAACGAGGTAGAGGTAAAATATGGCAATTTCGCAGGGGATGTCACCTTTTGACATAAATGCAATAGACGAAGAACCGATTGAGATCGAGATTCAAGACGTAGACCCAGAGACAGGGGAAGAGTATTACGCGTCTTATTCAGAAGGTATTGAAGAAGTACCTGCATTTAACGACAACTTAGCAGAGTTTTTAGATGATTCGTACCTAGCATCGTTGGCGAGTGACTTAATTAACGACTACGAAAACGATAAAAACTCCAGAAAAGAGTGGGAAGACACCTATAAAGACGGGTTAGAACTGCTAGGTCTTAACTACGAAGATCGTATGGAGCCGTGGCCCGGTGCGTGCGGGGTTAATCACCCGTTATTGCTAGAAGCGGTTGTTAGGTTCCAAGCTGAGATGATTACTGAGACTTTACCGGCGGATGGTCCTGTCACAGCGCAAGTGTTTGGTAAACAGACATCTGATAAGTTAGAAGCGGCGCAACGTGTTGCGGACGACATGAACTATCAGATCATGAAGAAGATGCCTGAATTTAGAAACGAACAGGAGAGAACCTTCTGGGCGCAGGCGTTAATTGGATCGGCGTTTAAAAAGGTGTATTTTGACCCGTCGTTAGGGCGTCAAACCAGTGTGTTTATCCCAGCTGAGGATTTCGTGGTGTCTTATGGCACGTCGGATCTGGAGAGTTGCCCACGGGCGTCTTATGTCATGCGCAAAACGCATAATGAGCTACGAAAACTGCAGGTTTCTGGGTTTTATAAAGACGTTCCAATCGATAAACCAGCCCGTCAATCCGATAAAATTCAAGAAGCAAAAGACCGTGAAGGCGGCTATTCAGCCCTATACGATGACAGACACATACTGTTGGAGATGATGGTCGACCTTGATCTTGAAGGTTTTGAAGATTTGGATGAGTCAGGTGAGCCGACAGAGATAGCATTGCCTTATGTAGTGACTATTGAGAAAAGCTCGATGGAGATCATCGGTATTAGACGCAACTGGCGTGAAGGTGACACCCTTAAAAACAAGAAACAATACTATGTACACTACCCTTACGTCCCTGCTGATGGGTTCTATGGGTTCGGTCTGATTCAGATTATTGGTGGTTTTGCGCGTAATGCGACGTCTATCATGCGTCAGTTGGTGGATGCAGGTACGCTATCTAACTTACCGGCTGGGTTTAAAACACGTGGTATGCGGGTTATTGGGGATGACACACCGATATCTCCGGGCGAATTTAAAGACGTAGACGTGCCATCTGGAGCGCTTAAAGACAACATTCTACCATTACCGTATAAAGAGCCGTCAGCTACACTGTATCAGTTACTGCAGACTGTGGTGGACGAAGGACGTCGTATGGCGTCTGTAGCAGACCTTAAGATTTCCGATATGAGTGGACAAACCCCTGTGGGCACCACGTTGGCAATTTTAGAGCGTACGCTTAAAGTCATGTCTGCTGTACAGAGCCGTGTGTACTACGCGTTTGATAAGGAAATCAAGTTATTAGCTGACATCATTAAAGAGTCAGGAGACGAAGGATACGACATCATATCCTACGATGATAAACCACACAGCCGCGCTGAAGACTACGGCAACGTGGAAGTCTCTCCTGTTAGTAACCCTAACGCCTCTACTATGGCTCAACGGGTTATGCAGTATCAAGCAGCTATTCAGCTGGCGCAACAAAACCCACAAATCTATAACCTACCTAACTTGCACCGTCAAATGCTAGAAGCGATGGGTATAGAGGACGTGGATGATTTGATTCCTGCGGCTAAAGAAGCTAAACCTGTTGATCCTGTTTCAGAAAACATGAACTTGATGAAGGGAACTAAGGCAAAAGCCTTTATCTTCCAAGACCACATGGCGCATATGACTATCCATACTAACCTGTTAAATGATCCGAAAATGGCACAGGCGTTCCAAAACATGACGAACGGTCAGCAGATTCAGGCGGCTATTCAGGCGCATATTATGGAGCATGCGGCGTTCCAATACAGGCAAGAGATGGAGCAGATGATGGGTGTCGAGTTGCCTAAACCCGACGAAGAGATCCCACCAGAAATGGAGACAAAACTGAGCAGACTGCTGGCGCAAGCGTCAGATATGCTGTTACAGAAAGATCAAGCGGAAGTGCAACAACAGCAAGCGCAACAACAAGCCCAAGACCCTGTCATTCAGATGCAGCAGAAAGAGCTACAGATTAAAGAGATGGAGGTCACAGGCAAGCTGGACATCGAGAAACAAAAACTCGAGCTGCAAGAGCGTATCGCTGCGCTTAACGCAGGGCTTAAATCAGACGGCGCGGCGGCTAAACACTCGATCGCTATGATGGGTGCGGAGCAAGCAATGGCGCAGATGCAGGCCAACCAAGATCTTAAAGAAAGAC